GAAGATCCACTGAATGCTGAGCTTGTTCGCGTTCTCCGCGTCTTCCTTCGTAAAGCGGTCGACCTTCCCGGCCTGGACGAGCATCTGACCGATGGCCGTGTTGCCCTTTCGGAACAGGTTGAACAGGCTGTCGCTGAGCCCCATCTGCTGCGCAGCAAGGCGCTGGTCAGACACGGAACCGTCGCGCGCACGGATCTGCTGAAGCACGCTGATACGCGCCTGCAGATACTGCTCCGCAGTCATGGTCTGAACGTTGCCTTGGCCGCCCCGCGCAAAGAACTCCTGCACGCCGGGCGCAAGCAGGCCGCGGCGCATCATCGCCACGGCATTCTGCGATTCGGTCAGCTGCGCGTTCATGTCAGAGGCCGACGCCCCGACCATACGGGCGGCTGTCTGCCATGCCTGCAAGCGCCTGATGCCGACGTCGAGCGCCTGGCTCGTGAAGCCGACGCCGCGGGCGGCGCCCACCATATTGGTCGTGAACGACTTGATGCCGGCAGCCCCCGCCAACGCACCGACGAACATGATCGCTTCGTTGCGCAGCTTCGAGAAGAACACGGCCGCCTGCTTGCCGGCCGCCTCCATGTCCTTGCCGGCCTTCAGCGCCGACTCCTTGGTCTTCTTGATGCCCTTGTTGGCTTCTCGTTCGCCCTGCTCGAACTTGGACTTATCCAGGCCGAGGGTTACCACCAGCGCATCGATGACGGTAGCAGGCATTATTCTCTCGGCTTCAAGTTGTCGTTGTGGCGATCGATCGCGATGATCTCGATCAGGTCGTAGATGTCCTGCACGCCCAGCACGGTCTGGGTTTCAACCAGCGTTGCGTAATGTGTGGACACCACCATGCCTATCGTCTTTGGGACGTTGACGTATTCGATGACCCTTGAGTCTTGGCGTCCCCCGGGCCCGAGGTCGACTGGACGCCTTTCATAAAAGGCTCGACGTGCAGCTTCAGGGTCTCGCGCCGCAGGCGGATGAGCGTGGACACCTCCTCGATGTCGTCGGCAATGAGCGCGCGCGTCACAGACGGGCTGGGCTGGATCTGCACGCAGCCCATCATTTCGTCCAGCAGCGGTTCGGCGGCCTCGAACGGAATGCGTGTCAGCGCCTGGATGCCAAGCGTGGCGAGTCCCGCCATTCCCGCCTGCGAAATGCCATCAGGTATCTCCACGCCGGCATTCATGGCTGCAAACAGAAGGCGCCCAGCCCACTTTTCCGCGTGCCAGGCATCCATCTCGGTGATGACAAAGATCTTCCCTTTGTCGCGGTTTTCGTCATCAATCGTGACGGTCAAAGTCTTGCGCATGCTGGTCTCCATGCGTCTCCCTGAAGTGTCAGCGCGGCCAGCCGGATGAGGAGACGGGGCATCCGGTTTTCGGCTTCCCTAGGCCGCGCCAACTCGTTACACAGGCGAGGCGGTGACCGACTCGAACGTGATCTGGTACTTCCGGGGCTGCAGGATCTTCTTGCCGGCCGGCATGGGCGATGCCCCCGTGAGCGCCCCCTTGGTGCAGGCGTACTTCTGGCCGGTACCGGGAATCGTGATCGTCAGATTCGCGAAGAACACTTCCCGCGCCGTGTCCTGCACGGTCTTCCAGGTATCGAAGATGGCGAGAGACGCTGAATCAGCCTGCAGGGTGATGTCGATTTCCGTGGGGTACGGCGTGAAGCCGGCAGAGAGCCTGCCATCCACGCCCATCACGGCCTCGACTGGCTTCACGTCGTTGGCTGCGAAGGCATCGTCAGTGGCGTATCCCTGGAGTTGCTGGGGGGACGGAAAAATCCCGGCTACCGCGAGCATCAGGACCGAATTTGCAGAGGTAAGAGTGGCCATGTCCGATGCTCCTTACTGAATTTCAATCGAGGCGAGGTTGATTTTCTGAACCGCGCCGCCATCCATGTACCAGAAGGAAATCGGCGGGCTTTGCCGGGCAGAACGCACTTGGGCCGTGGCTGCCTTGATCTGCAGATACCAGCCGCGCGTGGAGAGCACGTTGTCGATCTGGATGCCGGCCGCGCCGTTCACTTCCGCAACCTGGGCGGCCGACAGAGGAACACCGGGACGGATGGCGCCGAAATTCAGCGCATCGTTGATGGGGTCCATGCAGGCCGCATCGATGAGCGCGTAGCCCGCGGGGTTGTAGGGAACGGAGGGCGTATTGGCGAAGAGCTCCATCACGGCGAGCTGCAGGGCGTTGTTCAGCCAAATCTGGTTGACGTACGGATCGATCCAGTCGTACTGCCCAGAGATCTGTCCCGGGTACAGCCAGATGAACTCGTCATTGGCCGTGGCATACGAGCCGTAGAAGTTGTAGCCATTGGCAATCAGCGTGGCGCCAGTGGTCTGATCCGTGACCGACGGCGTGAGCCCCGCCTGGGACTTGAAGGCCAGCGTGATCCGAGCGTTCGTACGGGTGAAGTCGATGCTCGCGATGGCGCCCATGATGAAGGCCGCATGCAGCATGCTCTGGTAGACAGGAATCGAGCCAGACGATTGTGAGGCTTTGAGCAACGCCCCCCAGCAGGTCGTGCTGTTTTGCACGATGGCCTGCGGATCGTTGTCCCACCCAACGTAGGCATACCGATTGTTCTGAGTGTTGACCCAATCGGAGAACGCCATCTTGTCGGTTGCGGCAGACGGCTCCCAGGTCGTCATGAAGGTCGCCCAGTTCTGGGTGACCTGCGTGATCGCCTGCATGTTGGTCGCGGCAACGCCAGCCACAGCACCTTGCGACAGCACGGCGCCGTCAGCCTGGTCGAGCTTCAGGCCGGCCGCGAGCGTCCCGGTGGCAAAGGTGATCGTGGAGCTCGCGCCAGTGGTGGTCGATCCAATGACGAAAGCGAACCGCAGCGAATCGTAGGTGACCGTCGGGCCGCTGGTGAAGCCCGCGGCGATGATGGTGGCCGCGTTCGAGAAGCTGGTAGCCGCCGAAAGAGAGATCGTCGTGGAGGTCTTGACCGTTCCATCCACGGTAACGATCAACGTGCCCGAGAGCGCCTTCAGTTGCGTGAGCGTCATCGCCGCAAGCGACCCACCGCGCAGATAGGCGCCCACGTTCGCTGACGGGAACTGCGCGAACAACAACTGTCCGGGCGTTTTCGTCTTGTTCGTGAAGCCGCCAAAGTAGACGTTCGCGATCTGAGCCTCGGTTGCGGTCGGGCCAAACCAGTTGCCCACATCGGTTGCGCTGGAAAAGCCCTGCACGGTACCGATGGGGATGGAGGTGTCCTCGGTGAGGACCAGACCAGAGAGGTCAAGCGCGGAGCCGCCTCCGCTCAATACGCCAGGGTTGACCTGGACAATGGCCGATGCAGGAATGCTCATGGAGTAGGCTCCGTGTGGAAATGAAAAAGCCGCTCGATAGCGGCTCAGAAACAAGAAACCCGGCGCGGGGACGGGTCAGTGGATGGTGATCTATGCGGGTGGATACGCGGCGTCGACGGCCACCATCTGGACGGTGGCCTCAGACATGGAGTCTTGCGCTACCGAGACGGTCGGATTGGCCTGCAAAGACGCTTCGAACGTCCAGCGCTCCAGGTACTGCTCTTCGCCGGTCACAAGCGGCATCTGCTGAGCATCGCTTGCGTAGAGGGGCTTCACGCCGGCGGCCATTTGATCGAACGCATAGCCGTCTCGCAGCAAGGCGGTGATGGCTTGCGCCCGGTCCGCCGCGCCGGCGCCGTAGCAGTCCACCTGAAAATCGAATTGCGTGGAGCGCTGCACGTTCCGGTTTGTCGTCGTGTACGAATCCACGCTCACGGCCAGGGCGGCCTTGCGGATCGGAGTCACGTAGATGACATCGCCAACTGGCATGGAGACTCGATTGGCCTGGCCACGAATGACCTGACAATCCACGATGGCTGCGATGAAGTCCGCCAGAGCGTTGAATACGGTCTGCTGCGGGATATCCGGAACGACGGCTGTCATGGATGACTATCCAGTTGCATCGTGACGCCCACCTTGCACCAGGTTGGCCAGCGCTCGAGCACGGCCGTCACGAGATAGGTGAATCCGTTGAATACCAGCAGATCGCCGCCCTTGCCCAGCACTCGAAAAACGCCTTCGAAATTGCCGCTCAAGTACACAGCCTGCTTCACGCCCTGGATGTTCATGCGCTCCAGCAGTCGCAGGTCGGTGGACGACAACGGCTGCACCTGGCCCGTGGTCGAGATCGTGGTGTAGGACGGCACCTGGTTGTGGTTCGCATCCACCGTGAATCCCGCGGACTGCTTTACCACTACCGGGATCATTGGGTTCACGGCGCTCACGTAACCCGAGGCGAGTCCATGCAGGTTCACTTGGTCACCTCGGAATCAACGGAGTCAAGCAGATGGCCCGTCCAGATGAGCGGTTTCGTCTGGGTGGACGTCACATCAGGCACGGTGCCGGCGGCGATATCCGCGCGCGCCTGCCGCACATCGGCAAACGTGATGTCCTCGGGATGCCCCTGAAATCGCTCGCGAAGCAGGAGCGTCACGGGAGAGAGTGCAGGCTCATCGGTCTTGCGGATGGATGCCTGTAGCTGCCCCTTGATGCCCTCGCCCATCCGGCCCAGCGCCACCGATGCGTCGTAATCGGCAGCCTGCAGGACCTTCGCGAGCTTCTTGCCCCAGGTCGGCGACTCTTCCTTCACCATGTTCGTGAAGAACGGTCGCGGCGGTATGCCCTTGGCGGGCGCCCCAAAGTTCTGGATGGCCGCCACCATGGGCACGCTGGTGCCGTCCGGATACGTGGCCCCTTCGAGGAATCCGACCTTCACCTCTTTTGCGGTTGACAGGCGCTTGGATAGCTCCTGCAGCGCCTGCTGCATGCGCTCGCCGCCCGAGATGCTAGCCACCGAAGCCACCCAATGTGAACGGATTGGAGATCGGCGCCGGGCCCGGACGGTAGACCATGGTTCTGAACTGGGCGGTGGCCTGCCAGAACGCCGCGCCGTACTTGGTTTGCGCGAACCACTGCGCGGAGCCCGGCGCAACGTCCATCTGGGCAGACACCGAGACGCTACCCTCGGATGCGCTATTGACGCGTCCGACCAGAGGCGAGGCCGGTTCTCCGCCCACGCCAAAGTTCAGCGCCGCGATGTGGGCTGTTACCATCCACAGCAACATGCTGCGCTGGCCGCCCACGCTGTCGTCGGTGATGGGGCTGCATGCGGTGTTGTCGCAGTACAGCCCCGCCTCGTTGAACAGCGCCTGGGCTGTCGCCTGCGGCAGCGTGGAGAACTCCGGATAGCGCGCAATCCAGCCCGCGTAGTCGAAAGCAACGGTGCCCATTTAGGCCGCCCGGCGAACGTCGTCGGAGGTGGTCAGGCCCGCGGGCAAGTGCGCCGGGTCCAGGCGCTCCAGATTGGACTTCACGTTCTCCATCTCCTTGGCGTGATCCTTGACGCTGGCGGCATCCGAATGGGCAAAGATCATGCCGTTTCGGATGTAGTCGGCGTCCTTGTTCTGCTCCAGCCACTCATCCCAGAACGCTTGGGGGATGTCGCGAGTAAGCGCGAATCCGGCAAAGATCTCCTGGTGGGCTCCCTTGTTCTGCGGGAACGAGTTGCCCTGCAGCACGAAGGTCTTGGCGCCCACGCGCGGCACGAACATCTTGTATTCGCGCATGCCGCCGCCCATGACGGGCTCGCTCTTCTTCTGGACGTCCTGCAGGCGCAGGATCAAGTCGAAGGGCAGCTTCGAGGCGACG